TATGAAAAAGAAATTCTTACGATGAAAAACAGTCTTTATAATGGAATTAGTGAACGTCTTTTTTATACGTTAGGAAAGAGATCTGAGAGTGCTAGTTCTCATGATATCTACATGGCATTATGTTATGCTGTTAGAGATCAAATGATGGCATATCATCTTGCTCCACCTGTTTGTAATAATGAAAAGGAAGTGGCATATCTTTCTGCAGAATTTTTGATTGGACCTCAACTTGGAAATAACTTACTTAACTTGGGGTTGGAAAAGGAAGCACAGGAAGCAGTAGCAGAATATGATTTAACTTTAGAACAGGTATTAGAGCAATCGGAAGAACCAGGATTAGGTAATGGTGGTTTAGGTCGTTTGGCTGCTTGTTATATGGAGTCCCTTGCCACTTTAAAGGTTCCTGCTACTGGTTATGGTATAAGATATAAGTTTGGTATGTTCAAGCAGATTATCAGAGATAATATGCAATTGGAAGTCACTGATAATTGGTTGCATGGAGATTGGCCATGGGAACTTGCACAACCAGATGAGTCTGTATCAGTGGGTTTTGGTGGTAGGGTAGAAAATTATATTTCAGATAGAGATAATTATAGAGTTCGTTGGGTTCCTGCTGAAACCGTAGTTGCTGTTCCTTATGATGTGATGCAGTTGGGATACAGAGTTGATTGTTGTAATAGGTTGAGATTATGGAGAGCAGATGCAACAGAGATTTTTGATTTTTATGCATTCAATATAGGTGACTATATGGGATCTGTAGAACAAGGAGTTCAGTCAGAGACTATCTCTAAAGTTCTTTATCCTAATGATGGTACTGATGCTGGTAAGATATTGAGATTGAAGCAACAGTTCTTCTTTGTTAGTGCTTCTCTTCATGATATGATTCGTAATTTAGAGAAGTGTTATGTTCCTATAGAAGAGTTTCCTAATAGGTATCAGGTTCAGTTAAATGATACTCATCCTGCTATTGCGGTTGCAGAGATGATGAGGATTCTTGTTGATCTTAAACATGTTGAATGGGAACCTGCATGGGAAATAACAACTAAGTCTATTGCATATACTAATCATACATTGCTTCCAGAGGCATTAGAGAAGTGGGATCTTAAACTCTTTAAGACTCTTTTACCAAGACACATGGAGATTATCTATGAGATTAATAGAAGGTTCTTGCAGGTAGTAAGACTTCATTATCCTGGTGATGATGTGATGTTAGAAAAGATGTCTATCATAGACGAACGTGGTAATAAATCAGTAAGAATGGCAAATCTTGCAACGATTGGATCACATCATGTAAATGGAGTTGCAGCTCTTCACTCTGAGTTGGTTAAGACTCAGTTGATGCCAGAATTCAATGATCTATGGCCTCATAAGTTTACTAACGTAACTAATGGTGTAACTCCAAGACGATGGGTAGCATCTTGTAATCCATGTTTGGTGGAGGTACTTGATGAGTATGCTCCAGGTTGGATTACCGATGGTGAAAAACTTAAGAATCTTGAAAGTTATCTAGATGATGATAATGTTATTGAAAAATTTGCAGAGGCAAAGGTAGTTGGTAAACATAGACTTGCCAGTTATATTCATGATGAGTTGGGTATTTCTGTTGATCCTTCCAGTATATTTGATGTACAGGTTAAGAGGATTCATGAGTATAAAAGACAACACTTGCTTGCTCTCTGGATAGTTTCTCAATATATTCGCATTAAGAATGGTGAGGAAGTAGTTCCACGGACAGTTATTTTCGGTGGTAAGGCAGCACCTGGATATTTCTTTGCAAAACATATTATTAATTTTATCTGTTCGATTGCAGAAACTATTAATAGTGATCCTGATATGGATGGTAATTTGAGAGTGGTATTTCTTCCAAATTATAGTGTGAAGGTAGGAGAGAAAGTATATCCTGCTGCAGACCTATCTGAGCAGATTTCTACTGCTGGTAAAGAAGCATCTGGTACAGGTAATATGAAGTTTCAGATGAATGGTGCTCTTACAATAGGAACGTTAGATGGTGCTAATGTAGAGATTAGAGATCTTGTAGGAGAAGAGAATTTCTTCCTCTTTGGACATGATGAGACTGGGATTGTAAAGTTATGGAAAGATGGATATCATCCTCAGAATCATATGAGTTCAGAATTATGGGAAGCAATTAATCTTATTAGGGGAGGACATTTTAGTAATGGTAATAAGGAAATTTTCCAACCTCTTTTAGATAACTTATTGAATCATGATCCTTTCTGTGTGATGGCAGACTTTTCTGATTATTGCGATGCTCAAGATCGTGTAGGTAGGGCATGGAAAGATTGGAAGTCTTGGCAACGTATGTCGGTTATCAACACTGCAAGGTCTGGTTTTTTCTCTTCTGATAGATCTATTAGGGATTACTGTAAAGAAATATGGGGTATTCCACACTGACAATTTTGGCATAGGGTGCTATAAATAGGTATGAACGCCGAAAGGGTTCACACAACTAAATCTCGCTTTTAAAGGAGGCTATTATGACTAACCTAGCAAGGTATCACGCTGCAAATCTTCCCGAACTATTTGAGAGGATTTCAAGGAACAGCATAGGAATGGACGATTATCTAGATCGTTTTTTCAATGATGCCAGAACAGAGAACTATCCACCTTACAACATAGTTCAGGTAAACAATGTAGAAACCAGACTTGAGATTGCTCTTGCTGGATTCAAAAAGAAAGAAGTTAAAGTTTACACTGAGTTTGGTAAACTAGTTGTTGAGGGAAACAAGGAAGAGAAAGAAGATAAAGAGTTTGCTTTTAAAGGACTTGCTCAAAGATCCTTTAGCCGATCATGGGGTATCGCTGATGACACAGAGGTACAGAAAGTTGAGTTTGAAGATGGACTACTTACCGTTACAGTAGGTAAGATTGTTCCTGAACATCATGCTCGCAAGGATTGGCTTTAAATATAACTAAGAGGGGTTCTTGCAACCCCTCTTTTTTTATGCTATACTTTACATGAGGTAAATAAAAAAACCAATGGCAGATCCATATCCAGCAGTAGGGAGTAACTATAGACCAAATTTTCAACCCTCTACTACAAACAGAGGACTTACGTTGACAGCTGAGCAAGTAGTGGCATTACGAGATATATTGTCTCATATTCCAGATCCTAGTAAAGAAGTAGTAGATCTTTATGATAAGGTAAAACTATTATGACAGTTAAATTATCTCTCTTAAAATCTGGAGAGGATGTCATTGCTGATATTGAAGAAATGATTCTCGATGAAAAAGTCGTGGGATATTTCTTTTCTAATCCCTGTATAGTTAAATTATTAGCACAAGATGCAGGGACTAGTGGAAACACTCCTTGTAAGATGCAATTGACCCCATGGATGCCACTTACAAATGATGAAAAGATTCCAGTTGCACCTGATTGGGTTATAACTTTAGTGGAACCAATTCCACAATTAAAAAAAATGTATGAAGATGGAGTTTTAAAAGATGGCAGACAGAACAGTAAAAGTGATAGCACTGACGACGACTCAGCAACTGCTGATTAGTGAGATTGTAGAAGTTGCTGCAGTTGATATTGGTCAACCTGATTGTAAATTAGTTAATCCTTTTGTTATTAATACAGAGTCTGGGCAAACTATTTTAGAACCATGGCTACTGAATATTACAAGAGATGATACATTTATGATGAGTTCTGATAAGATACTTACTCTTTGTGAACCAACACCCACTTTACTTGAAAAATACCAAGACATTATTAAATGATATTTTCTAAACCTCTCTATTATATTACGAAGGTTAGGGATCATCATAAAAGTAAGGAAAAGATTCTTTCAATGATTTCTAAAATTGATGGAAGATATGATGATGGTATTAGTAAAATTAGTAATACTGATTGGTTAAATCAGCAAAATGGAGTGGTATTTGATTGGTATACTTATTCTTTCTCGGAAAGGGATAGAGAATCTTATGTGAAGTTAATATATAAAAAATTTGGAAAAAGTAAATCTTCAATTAAGACTATATGGTTTAATCAGTACGATTCCAATTCAGGAACAGAGCATAAAATGCATAGTCATTATGATGATGCTCATCCTAATGATTTGGCAAATATCTATTATATTGAATTGAAAGATAAATCTCTAAGAACTATTTTAAAACATCCTAAAACTGGTAAAGAAATTGTTCCTAGAGTAAAGGAAGGACAAATATTGACTTTTGATGCTAGAATAAAGCACAAGTCACCTCCAAATCATACAGATACTCGGAAGACTGTTATTTCATTTAACACTTTATTTTTAGAATGAAATTTTATACTAATGTACAATTGATCGGGAATCAATTCCTTGTAAGGGGTGTTGATGGTGGCAAGAGGTATGAGCATAGGGATGAATTTTTTCCTACTTTATTTGTTAAGTCTAAGAAGAAGACTAAATATAAAACGTTGAATGGAGAATCAGTTGAAGCTATCAATCCAGGAACCGTTAGAGATTGTAGAGAGTTTTATAAGAAATACGAGGATGTGGAGGGATTCGAGATATATGGTAATGACCGTTACATCTACCAGTATATTTCAGAGAAATATCCTGAGGATGAGGTCAAGTTTGACATCAGCCAGATTAAACTTGTTACTTTGGATATTGAAGTTGCGTCTGAGCAAGGTTTCCCTGATGTTGAATCGTGCTCAGAAGAGATTTTGGCAATCTCAATACAAGACTATACAACTAAGCAGATCATTACTTGGGGAAGCAAACCCTTTAAGAATAATAGGAAGGATGTAATATACCATGAGTGCTCTACTGAGCATCAACTCTTAACATCTTTTATTCAATATTGGATGGAGGATGTTCCAGATGTAATTACTGGATGGAATATTCAACTGTATGATATTCCATATATTGCCAAGCGTCTGGATCGTATACTTGGTGAAAAGTTGATGAAGAGACTTTCACCTTGGGGATTGGTAAGTGAAAGTGAGATTCATATTATGGGAAGAAGGCATACCACTTTTGATGTTGGTGGTGTAACTCAATTAGATTATCTTGATCTTTATAAGAAGTTTACTTATAAGGCACAGGAATCCTATCGATTAGATTATATTGCTCAAGTAGAATTAGGACAGAAGAAGTTAGATCACAGTGAGTTTGATACGTTTAAGGATTTCTACACAAAAGGTTGGCAGAAGTTTATTGAGTATAATATAATTGACGTTGAACTTGTTGACCGTCTGGAAGACAAGATGAAGTTGATTGAGTTGGCATTAACTATGGCATATGATGCTAAGGTTAATTACAATGATGTCTTCTATCAGGTTCGCATGTGGGACAACATAATTTATAACTACTTAAAGAAAAGGAATATTGTTATTCCTCCCAAAAATAAATCACAAAAGAACGAAAAATACGCAGGTGCATATGTTAAAGAACCGAAACCAGGTCGTTACGATTGGGTTGTTAGTTTTGACCTTAACAGTCTCTACCCTCATCTTATCATGCAGTATAACATCTCCCCGGAAACACTCCGGGAGACTAGACATTCCAGCGCGAGCGTTGAGAGGTTTTTAAATCAAAGTGTTAAGGTTGAGGGAGAATATGCAACTTGTGCCAATGGAGCACAATATAGAAAGGATGTAAGAGGATTCTTACCAGAGTTGATGGATAAGATGTATGGAGACAGAGTTGTCTTCAAAAAGAAAATGATTGAGGCAAAGAAAGCTTATGAGAAGACCCCCACTAAAGCACTGGAAAAGGAAATTGCACGATGCAACAACATCCAGATGGCGAAAAAGATCTCTCTTAATAGTGCTTATGGTGCTATCGGCAATCAGTATTTCAGGTATTATAAATTAGCAAACGCAGAAGCGATTACTTTATCTGGACAGGTATCTATTCGCTGGATAGAGAATAAGATGAATGCTCATCTTAATAAAATTTTGAAAACGGAGAATGTTGATTATGTTATTGCTTCTGATACCGATAGTATTTACCTTAACTTGGGTCCTTTGGTTGAACGTGTATACGCGGGGAGAGAGAAAACTAATGAAGGCGTTGTCACGTTCCTTAATAAGGTCTGTGAAATGGAATTTGAGCCGTATATTGAT